TTGGTACGCAACATCTGCTCTGTTGAACATTGGTCTCAATCTACCATTAGGTCGATCGACTGATGCACGATAGTAAGGATTTGATACATCAGCAACATTATGACCTTCAAAGTTGTCAGTTAAGAAACCGTTCTTAAATCTGTCAGAACCAGTTGCTCCAAACAACTGCTGATTTCTTGCTGTAGTCTCAAGTGCATTTAGTGTCGAATAGTACTCTAAGTTCTTAACTCGACTTTCGACACCACGAAGATCTTTCATTGTATATCTTCGATTGTTCTCAAGAGACATTCTAACCGCATAGTCTGGACGATCATATTCCTTTGCAAAAGATGGAGCAAGTGAAGGATATACTGGAACATCTACAACACCCAATGTCATAGATGCAGCAGGTTCTGCTGGTGTTTTAGGAGTTAAATCTGGAATACCTTGTATTACCTCGAAGGTTCCTCTCTGAGATACAATAACCCTATCTTTTCTTGGAAGATAGAATTGAGCATCACATTGGAACGTCTGATCAGGAGTCGGAACATATACACCAGATGTTGCAGTGTAAGAGAACGAACTTGGATCAGAAGGATTTGTTGGGGCAGATGCAACCGTCCCAACAGAAGAAGGTGTTGAAGTATTAAGTTTCTTCGGACGGAAATCTACTGCATCTCTTAAGTCATACTTCTTACCACTTGTGGGAGAAGTAAACACTGGAATTTCTTGTGTCGTAATTGCTGTCGTATTTGCCGTATCTGCATCGTCGATAATATCAGCATACGAATCAGCAGACAAGAAAGCATAACCAGTTGATGTATCACGATCAAAGTAACTGAGTTTTACCATTAATCCACAGTCAATTGTGTTAAGTGAACTGGTTGCTTTTTTAACTAGTTTTGATGTATCATAGAAACCGTCTTTTTGACCTGTGTCTAAGATAAAATCATTTGTCACATCAGTGCTTGTTGTGTCAACGGTAGTATTACCACCCTTATACACTGCAGTAATTTTGAAAGCATCTGTAATACCAAGTCCCCAAGGACCGTCTTTACTTGCTGAGTGTGACCCAGTATTGATGTGTACGTACTTATCTTTGAAAACAGTTTTCTTGGTTGGATTTGCAGCAGTACGAAGAACGTCGTAGTAAACCTCTGCCGTGAAACCAGAAGAAAGGTTTGCTTGTTGTAAGTCAACACTAACAGTAGATGTAGTTGCACTAATTGTACCGTTACCAGACAAATCCCAATGATAACCAGTTGGGAAAGATGTCTTGTGTGGTAGTGTTGCACTACTTCGTGTAACTGCTATAGTGTCATAAACCTTCAATACCGTATCACTAGTAATCTCAGAGATTCGCTCGTTGTATGTGTTACCACCATCAACGATTTGTATCATGTCTCCAACTTGATATGTCGATAGGAATGTTGTTCCACTACCTTGAATGGTATTTCCACTGATGTCATCAATGAAACCAGTGTGTGCAGTAGTGGTGGTTGCTGATGTAGAAATAATTAATGTGTTTCTCTCATCAACGTTAGTTATCGGAGAACCAGTATCATTGATTGCTTCCGAACCACCTGGGTGTGTGTTACCTACACCGTATGATGCAGATCCCGCTGTATCAAACGAAACTGCAGATAGTCTCTTTCGAACAACAAATCTTGTGTCGACTGTACCACTTGCATCTTTAAGGGTTTTAGTACCCTTTTGACCAAGTTTAAATACAAGACTTGAAAGTCCTTGCTCTTGTATCTTTGCATCACCGCTAGACTCAAGAACGATGTTGGCAAGTGAGTCTGGACCAGAAGCATTGTTGATATACAGACCTCGTGCATCAGCAAAAGACTTGCCAGAGTTCATTTGTATGTCAAATAAGTAGATTCTAAATCTACCGTTATATGTCCCTGGTGTGCCAGAGTGCCATTGGATACCACGTACCTTTGCAGTACCGATTTGTGTACCACTGGAACTTGCTGCACCAAAGTTCTTACCACTAATACCGTTTTGCTTTGCGTCTCGAATCGTTACAGTCTTTAGGTTAGAGAAGTCCCAAGTTCCAACGACCTGATCAGCATAAACATATGCCCCGTATGCTTGACCGATTGATAATGCGTCCTTAGCAAAGACTGTGTTTGCTTTGTTAAAGTTTAAGTATTTTGATCCTTTTAATTCTACTGGATAACCATTAACGTATCCACGACCCTTTTCGATTTCAGCAACCAAAAGATTAGAGTCTCCACCTTCTGCAGCGGTATATCTACCCAAACTGTTGGTCTTGTTGAGGTGCTCACGGACACGGATATTGAATGGTTCTACTGCATAGTTTCCAGTTGTATCGTGGAATCTTTCAGCAATAAAATCACCAATTTCTGAATATACCGTATCAGTATTTCTTTGCTCAATAGAACCATCAGTAATGGTTGCGATAATGAAGAAATTATCTGTGTTTGCAACTGTTAGATCGTATGTTTCTAAAACTGGATTGAGTTTAAGACGATCAGCACCTGGGGCAGAGAAGTTTGTAGCACCAGAAGCATTGTCTAACAAAGAAGAATCTTGATTAGAATCTACAGTGCTTTCTACTGTTCTGAGTCCTAGTTTCTTGTTTGGTCTCGTTGTATACTTGCCAATAATCGTTGACTGTCTTGGGCAACGAATGAAATGTCCTTTGTGGTAAATTACACCGTCAGTGATATTACCCTTTAATGCTTGTCCAGTAGAATTTGCCGCAATAGTGTTTGCTGCAACAAAATATTGACTATTAGAACTTCTTCTTACGAGAAGAACCTCATTGTCAGCAAAAGTTTTAGTTGTATTATTCGAACCAGAGTTTGTATAATGGCAATGGATTGTTAAGTAGTCTGGTGCCGCAGATTCAGAACCTTCAGTGACAGTCACAAGTTTTGCTGTCACACCCGTCGTTGCACCAGTGATTGTTAGGTTGGCAACTGACCCACTCTCGTAGAAGTCCGTCAGAAGTACAACACGGTTGTTAGCATCCTTATCTCTTAGTTTGACAAAACTGATTTCGTCTGTGGTTAGTCCGACACCAGTTACAACAGTGCCATCAATGAAAATTTCTCCAGCAAATCTCTCAACCTGATTCTGAAGAATAGATTGTAATTGAGTTAACTCTCTTGCCTGAACCGAATATCCGGGACGGAAAAGAATTCTGTGGAAGTTCTTATTTTCATTGAAATCGTCAAAGTAAGGACTTTGATTTAGATTTGTATTAATTGCCATTTATCTACCTTTAAAAATCCAAAATGATTTTGATGTCTTCTGTTTGATCTACGTCTCGCTCAACAACCTGAACATTCTCTGCATACAGTAATTGTCCTGAGAACGTATTTGCTTCTGGTCCCTTTAGTGCTTCCACTGTAGCAATTTCCGTTTCTGCAGTACTCTTCAATATAACATCATCTTTAGTGAATGCTGGATAATCGCCATAACTCTCAACACTATTTATATAAACTGTGTAGAAGGATGGGTCGGAAACTGTCTCATCGTCACGAATGTATACAATATTTGCATTTGCTGCGTGTAGTGCTTTCTTCAGTGCATCAGTGTTTCTTTGTGTTGGAGATAACTCCGTAATAAACTCCAATGCGCCAGATCTTGCACGTAAAAGGTTTCTCTTATTAGTTATAATATCTCTGACGACTAACGGATTAATTGGAGTCGAACCATCCATCTGATTATAGGAAATTGTTAATCTATCAGTCAACCTTAATGTGCTGGGAGAGTTTGACGTATTTGCAATACTCTCAACAGCAACAGTATTATTGTTCGAATCAACTTTTAGTACAGGATCTTTAAGAATACTGATTGATCTAAATTCTGTATTAGATGGGATGTAACCATTACCGTTCGCAGAAACTCCCTCGTTACCATTAAAGATAACATTCAACATAATCTTGTCGCCAGCAAGTTCTCTGATCGGATCAGAACCATGACCACCGACAGGAGAAATAACAACGTTTGCTGTTGCTCCAGTTCCGTGAATATTGTTTGATGTGATCAGTGCTTTTGCTCTCGTGTACTTACTTCCTGTATCAATCACTGCGATATTTGATATCGCACCAGTTGCTTCAATAACTCTAGTATATGCTTTTGCGCCAACCCCGTCACCAATAATTGTAACTGTTGGTGAAACTATAACTCTAGAGTCAGTATTTGGAACAGTAGCAAATGCTGTGTTTACTGTGTATGTTTTGGTAGAACCATCGTAATCAATAATTCTTCTTAATTGTCCTGCTCCAGTTCCAGAAATAATGTATACTGATGCACCATTGTAGAAATTATCTAGAGGTGATGGGGGATTATCTCCAGTAGCACTCAGTCTAACTGAACTCTTCCCTCCTGCTTCAACCACACCATTTGCAACAGTATGATAACCAGAACCAATGTTTACTGTTTCTAAAATCTCGATTGCCCCATTAACTGCTGCGTTCTGAACAGCAAGTTGTCTGTCAGATTCTGTTGAACCATCACCTGTCGTGATCGTCTTAACAGGCATATGTAATGTAGTTAAGAATTTGTTTGCGTCTCCCAACGAAATTGTATACATGTATTTCCACGTATATCCATCAGATGTAGTAAATGCGTCAGTTGAAAATCCTGTCGGTTTAACCGTAGAAGTGCCACCTTTATTATTATACAAGCATTTATATACGTTGTATTCATTTGTTAGAACGTAGTATGATCTTTCATACATGTCTTCATCAGTATCACGATACATTGAGTAAACTGTACCACTACTCCAATCATACCTTGGAACAACGTGACTGACATCACTTGTCGTTATTTTTTTCGCACCAATAAACTCTCTATGTGCTTCGTACTGCAAATATTGCTCATTATCAGCAGGGGAGATTGGAGTAGGTTCGTTTGGATACTCGTAGTTGTTACCGATTGCGGCATAAAGAACAACAGAGTTTTTGGTGCTTCTACTATCTGCTGCACTCAATGCAGCAACAAATGCCTTTGCATTG